CCACTTTGATTTCTTACTAACTTAACTAATTTATCACTTGAAACTAATGTAGGGAATGTTTGTAATGCACCTGTGCCATCAATATATTGTGTAGAATTACCACCACTTATTGCTACAATTGTACCTGAAATGGCAGGGAATGTATAAGTATAACCAACTGAACTTGGTAATGCAAAATAGTTACTAATACCACCACCACTTGTAAATCTTAAACCATCAGTCATACCCCCCAAATTCATATACCCACTTAATGAATATGATGAACCATTTTGTAATAATATTCCCCCATCATTTTTAGAAGCATTACTGAATGTCTTAGTACCTGTGATTGTTTCAGTACCTGCTAAATGCACTACTAAAGAATCATTAGCCTTTAAATTTAAGGCATTTTGCAAATCTGTTTGATTAGCTAATGTACCTGTTATAGAACCCCATATTGCATTATTTGCAGCAATTTCTACATATACTGACCCACCCCATCTATAAACTTTATTATTATCTAAGGTAATATATATCTTACCTGTTTCACCTGTTACAGGCAAAGCAGCATAGTTTGCCACTTCAACTACATCATCAACATAAGAAGGCAATTGGTTTGATGGCACTTTGCCATCACCTGCCAATGTAGCAACACCATTAGCTGCACCAAAAGGTACAGAACTAATAACCCCACTATCACTTTTTAAAACCCCTGTACTTAATCCTGTAATTGTTAAACCACCAATAGTTACAGGGTTAGTTGTAGTTGCACCATTATCTGTAACCTGTTGTAAGTTAGCAGCAGTACCTATTAAAGTAGAAACTTGAAGCCATGTAATCTTCTTACTTACCCCTGTTACAGGGTCACCAATAATAGCTAAGTCACTTGTTGATGGGCTGACTGCAGTTGCTAACTGATTTATTTTTTTAGATTCCATATGTACTTGGTACTTGACATCTATTATTAATAGATGGTAATGTTAATGTTATATCAATCTTAATACCTGCTAAGTAATCAGGGTCTGATTCTGTATAATAAGTAATTAAAGCATTATCAGAAACTATCCATTGTTGGGTAGGTTTTCTTAATTGTGCCATCATATCTTCACCTATCAATGTCATATCACTTAATACTTCAGTTTCATTTGTTTCTTCACTTAGCATCCTATCCATTAAGTATATAGAAAAATTGTACTGAATTTGCTTTGCTAAAAAAGCTGCAGAATTTAATGTGAAAAACAATGCAGGATAAGTAACCTCACCATTGCTTAATCGTTCCCATACATCACCAAAATAGACATACTTAACCTGTTCATGGTCATTGCCTATTTTTGTTATTTCCTTTACTATTTGGTTTAATGTCATTGGGTTTTATTTTAGATAAATAAACTTTAAGTTTATTCTGATTCTTAATATTAGCTTTCTTACTCATATTATCTGCATCCATTATTACCTTGATACTTTTCTGATAATGTTTTGCCATCACAACAATCATTATCACCTAACCATATAGATGCAGAATACCCATTATTTTCAGGTCTGATTGCATCAATACCACTACCAAAATTTAAGTATTCAAAATACAATTGTTCATATTCTTTAAGGTATTTAATCATTCTTTCTTTATAGAATTCTGCCCTTGCTCTATATCTATTAGCTACATCAATCATATCCTGCATTGATGGGTTTTCTTGATTGTCACCTGACTTTCTTAATAATCCTTTGTTATAGAATTGGTAAGATAATCCCATTGGCAATTCTGCCATTACATAATACACTAAACAATCAACTAAATAATCATTTATTAATATTAATTCATTGGCAGTTAAGTTATTTGAATCAACACCTGTTTGTAATCTATTATAGAAAGCACTACCTAATGCAGGTAATATGTACATATCCTGTGCAGTCTTAATTTCAGGCAATACTAATTTTTCATCAACATTAGCATGTAAACCTGTCCTATCCTTTATACTTTGTACAGATATGAATAAAATGTTTTTACTCATTTAATTATTTTTTTCTTGTTACTATATTTGTTTTCCACTCATGTCTGCATGATACTGAATGTGTATTAGTGCCTTTCTTTGTCCACCAACCACCACCCCTATCCCATACAGAATATCCTAATCTTGCTGACATTTGTTCAATTTCACTTCTGCTATAGAATTTATCTGCTTGAATAAGGTTTTTGCAGAATGGTCTGCTTGTACCTAAATTAGCATCACTAAATCCTGTTTTCCATTCATACGAATACCTAACAAGCATTTCAGTAGTTGTAGGTGTAACTTCACCAATAGTCTTGCTTAATGGCTTTACTAATTGTCTTTCAGTTACTACATTGGAATCAATACCCCTGCCAATAGTTTTACTAATAGCTTTGATAATGTTTCTTTCTTCTAAACTTTTTATAACTGCTACAATTTCTTTAACATCAACTTTTAAAATCTGTGCTAATACATCAGGTGTAATATCCTTCTGCTTAGAAATTTGGTCTAATACATTTGATTCTAATTGGTTTACATCTGCAAACATTTGATAATCAGCATCATCTGAAAATCTTGTTTTCTTCTGCCATACATTATATACATCTTTTACATCACCAAATTCAAAGAATACTTTAAAATCATCTTCTGCAAATTCAGCCTGAAGTTCTTCTGAACCTAACCATGTAGCAACTTCTTCATCACTTAAAGCATAACCTGTTTTAAGCATTGCAGATGCCTGTTCTCTATTAATTTTACCCTTATTAAATTCTCTAATGATTCTTTGCATGTTCTGCCATTCCCTGCCTTTAAGCCCTTTGATGTGCTCATTAACAGATAACCCTTCTTGTGCTATAGGTGCTTCACCTGCAGCAGGTAAACCATATTTAGTTAAATCAATACCAAGTTTTTCTAATATCCATTCTTTAGGTACATTAGCAACTATAGTAGCTTCACTAAATTCAATGCCTATAGGTTCAACAGAAACCAATTTTAATTCTGATGTTACACCATTAATTTCAGCTAACATATTAAACACACTTTCTAAATGCATTTGTTTGCTATTTACATAGGTGTTTTTAAAGATTTCATATCCATCCCTCATTTCAGTTCTTGTACCTAACTTACCTGCTTCAGCAATACCCATGATTGAAGGTGTAGTAACCTGATGCCCACTAAATATATTAGTCTGAATCAAACTATCAACCTTTGCAAAATCTTCTTTAGTAATATCTGAAGCACCTAAATCATCAATGATAGGCTTTCTTGAAGCATCATTTACAAATGAAATCATGAACTTCTTACCATCAGCACCACTAAACATTTTTCTAATAGACTTGTCAACCTCTCTTTTTTCTTCATCAGGGGGTTCACCATTAGGCAAAGTAATTAATTTACTTGCACTAAAGCCTGTCTGTGCATTACCTAAAACATGCTTTGAAACCTCAATATCAGCTTCAATATAGTTAAGGGCAGCAAAGTAACAAGGCAATGCATAGATGCCAATGTTAGGTCTGTATTCCTTAACATAAAGAATCTGCTTACCTGTAGGTGTCTTAGGATTAAATGCAGCTACAACTTCAGGCTTAATCTTATTATCTTTCCAATTTTCTGAATACCAATATTGTGTATTGTCCTTATTGGTTCTAATCTTAACATAGTCACAATGCCATAGTTCAGCAATCTGCCCTGTTATAGACCATATTACTTCAATGTAAGCACCACCAAATAGTTCAATATCTAATGTCACCTTTCTTGTAACATCATCTAAACTTTCAATTCTGTTTGCCTTATCAATAAATTGTGCAGCATCTTCACCACCTATCCAACCATTACCTGTAATATAATGTACTTTGCTTTTAATGATAGCACCATGCTTAGGTGACTTATTGTAAAGGTCAACCAAGTATTCAGGGTAATCATTATTTTCACCATACTTTATATAACCACCATCAGCACCCTTCTTTTCTTGAAATTTAGGTTGCTTTGCTTCAGCGAATTCAAAAACTTTTAAATCAATCATTGTCTAATTTTATATGTATCAGTTGTAGAATATTGTGTATATGAAATGCCTGTGCCATCCAATTCCAATATGCCTGTTTCTAATAAATTTAACCCTGCAGGGTTTGTATTTGAAGTACTTGTTTGCTCATAGATACTATAAACATACTGCCCATTTAGGCTGCTACCAAAATAAGTATTAGTAACAATGTTAAATTCATTGTACCTATCCTTGTACAAACTAACATCTGCAGCATTTAATTGTACAAACTTAACCTGTAAATTGCTACTTCTATTAGTAAACACAAAAAGATAGTTAGGATTAGTCAATAACTGCTTTTCAGTTAATGTTAATACTATGCTATTTGTCTGACCTTTAGTTAAATGTATCATCAATTATAAATAGGAAATATGTGAATGTTTGCAGAATAGTAATATAGTTCTTATCTGCATGAATATTCTGAAAAATTCATGCAATAGTTTATAAATTGGCAATATATGTCCAATTTTTGATACTAAAAACTTGACATTATCAGTAGCAATTGTTTGCCAAAGTCCGTAATTGTGTCACTAATTTTACAAAATATGTGACATAGTTAGTGGTAATTCGGTTAATTGTTGTAACATAGTTAGGGTATATATGTTACTGATTTATATGGGTTTGTAACAAAATTTGTAAATTGTCCAAATTGGCTTTGTTATATCTTCTAACATTTATTCATACTAAAAAGTGTGATTAAGTTACATAAATTAGTAGTAATACTACCCTATTAGCAAAAAATGTAAACTATGCAAGTTTTGATAGTTCACTAATTTAACATGTTCACGAACCATGAACAGATAAAAAAAGTGAACAGACCGATATAATAGGACAATTGAAACCCCCAAATTCATATTATATTGGTACAGATGTTCACCAAAATTATAAAATCTTGTTGTACCAAAATTATAAAGTCAAGCTATTATTTTACTTTATGGGTGCTAAAGTAAAACTATAACTTTACTATTTTACTTTACTCAATGCAATGAGTAATTTTACTCAATGGGTAATATAAAGGACAAATGCATATCAGAAAGTGCATTTTATGACTTATTATGCCATCATTAATGTCAAAAAAGAAACTTTATGGTGGGTATTCCTAACACAAAAACCCCCATCTTTTTAAGGATAGGGGTTCACAACTATGAAAAACTACAAACTATTAACCTGCAGTTGTTAAGGCAGCAGCTACTGCACTATTTACTTCAGGTGCTAATTCAGGTTCTGAACCTGCAAAAGTTAAAGTATATCCACTTCTATCTGCATCAGCAGTACCACTTGTAGCACTACCTGCAGTAAGGTCAATACCCCTTGTTTTACCAAGATACCAATATTTACCATTGTTATCTTTAGCAACTGCAACAAGTAAATTCTTAGCTAATAACAAGATTTCATTTCTTGTATTCGCTTGTAATTTGTTTAAAATTATAGTCAATTCAGGTGTATAATATAAAGTACCATTTTGTACATTGCTATTAACATTTTCAGTCAATACAGAAGTACCTTTGGTTAATTCATATTTATAGAATCTTTTGCCTGTATCCTTAGTCAAAGCAGTAATAACACCACTTGCTTCAGTTGTACTTGCAACATCTTGAAAAGCCATAAAATAAACTTCTGTTATACCACCTAAGGAATCCTTACAATCTAATGTATATCCTTGTGTTAATGCACATGCCATGATGTTTATTTTTTTATATTATTTAAAAATGGTGGGGATATTTCACCCCACCTATTAATTATGCTAAGATGAACTTAACGATTTCATCAGGGAATGCAACATTCACACCCATTTTGAATTCAGCAGCAAATCTTACTTCATCAGCTTCTTTAGCGAAGAAGATTTCAAATTTTTCTTGCTCATTCAATAAGTCTGTACCTAAGAACATATTTGATGTTCTCATTGCATATACCTTATTAGTTCCGTTCAAACCTTGTAAAGCTACAATTTTGATAGTAGTACCTGCTAAAACTAATTCACCATTAGCTTTACCATCAAATGTATAGTTAAACATATTAGCATTTTTCAATGCAATAGTGTAAGTTCTAAATACATCATCACCACAAACTATAACTACATCATCAGCAGCTACAATCTTAGAAGGGATTGCCTTGTAAACACCATCAAAAATACTAACTACATTAGCAGCAGTAATTGAAGATAAAGGTGCACCTGAAATATATGTAGAACCATTTGCAGCAACTACACCTGAAGCAGCACCAATCAACTTAACAAAACCATCAAACTTGTTTAAGTTAACATTTACGCTATCAGTATCACCTTGCCATAAAGCAGTTTCTAATTGGGCAGCAATAGTTGCAGCTTTCTTCTTAGAATATTCTTCTTCAAAAGGGATTGAATCATAAGTAGAACCTGTAGGTAAAGCCTTTTGTAAATACTTAGCTTCTAATGCTTTAGGGCATAAAGATTCTTGTACTTTAATTTTACCAATGGTTACTGCTCTTTGTGAAAAAGTAGTTGCACCTGATGCGTTCCAACCGCAAGTACCACCTGCTTGAAAAACGGCATCTGTGTCCATGATATTGATTGTTTCAGCAGATTTAACACCTACCATAACATTTCCTGCACTTTGAATCAAAGCAGCAGTCTTTGCACCTAATACACTTGAAGTCACCAATAGTGCTTCGTTTTCTTTTGTATAGTTGCTTAATGCAGATACATTAAATGACATGTTTATTAATTTTTATTTGTTTAAAATTGCGTTTCTATATTTAGCTATTCTTTCTTCTTTAATATCATTTGTTGATATATAAGATGAAAAAGCATTTTTTGATTTCTGTGTAGGTTCAGTACTTGGTACATTTGAAAGTGCTTCAACTAATTCAGCTACTTGTGCAAACCCTTGTTTAACTTTACTTTCTAATTCAGAAATCTTATTTTCTAATTGCTCTTTTTGAGCATTAAATTTATTTTCCATTTCAGCTACCAATGCAGTAACATCTTGTGCAGGTGGTACAGGTGCTGCAGGTGCAACAGGTTCTTCAACAATAACATCTTCTTTTGGTGAAGATATTTCAATGATAATACCTGCTTCATCCAATTGGATTGAAGTGCCATCTGCTAATTTATGTTCACCGATTGGTGCAGGTGTACCATCTGCCATTTCAACTTTACCACCGATTTCTAAAGCAGAAATCATAACCTTAGTTCCATCTATTAAAGAATATTCAGCCATTTGAACTTTAGTTTCTGCAGGTGCAGGTACTTCAATAGGTGCAGCAGCAACTACAGGTTCTTGTGGCATATCCTCAAATAAAGCCCTAATTTTTAATAATGCATCTTTTGGATTCATTGTATTTTATTTTAAATGTGAATTAATTACTTAGTTTATCACTTAGAACTGAACTGACTTTAATATTTTTTTAATTTCAGCCATCATCATTTCTTCTTGATTCATTTTTGGTTTGTAGTTAAATATGCCTTCAATAGAAAAACCATTGAAATTTCCGTTCTTTACTTCATTCCATACATCCTTATTTTCTACATACATAGAACCGAACCAACTACCTTCAGGTGCATCTTCAAATCCTTTCATAGGTGCAATACCCCTTGACTTATCACTAATAAAACTTTCAAACATTGTAACCCCTTGCACTTGCATTGATGGGCTATGCTCTAAGTTTATATTAGATTGATAGCCTTTTTTAAAGAACTTCTGTGCTATCTTAACAATAGTATCCTTAGAAAATGAAACATAGTATTCACCATAAGTTTCATCCCTACGATATATAGGGGTATCTGCTAACATAAGGCATCCACTAATAATATGCTTATCCTCACTAACAATTTGAAACTTCTGTACATCTTTAAATGCATTCCAATTCTTTCTAATTGCAGGTTTGTCAACTAATGCTACAAAACTAACTTCAGAATCATCTTGTAAATCTTCTGATATGTCTAACATGTATATTGGTAATTCCATATTCATAAATAGGTTTTTTTAAAATATTAACTAAATCTTGCCCTTTGTCTTATGGCAGCTATTCTTTGTTGATTACTTGAAACATCACTTTCAACTACATAAGCCCTTACTGCCTGATTGCCAATATCATTTATAGTTGATTGACTAAGGTTTGTAGTCATGGCTTGTGGTGTTGGGGGTGCAACAGGTGCTGACATTGAAACACCTGACCCTGCATTAGACCCACCTGCAGTTGCAGGTAATGGGGTGCTAATAATCTTTTTTACATTCATTAAACCTGCCAATATAGTTGTACCTGCAGCAATGAAACTAAATGGTGGGGGGTAAGCTGACATAGCTTTGTTGGCAGCACTATATGTATTCATAACTGCCTGTGCTACTGCAAATGCTTTACCTGCTGCTGATTCCCTACCTACTGCATCTGCTACTGCACCCAATGCATCTGATATAATAGCCAACTTAGTTTCTTGTGTAGCCTTTTCAATCTGTATTCTACCTGCAGAAGTTTGTTTATCAAATGCTTCTAATTCTGCAGCAGTATGAATTCTTGCTTCAATATTCTGTCTTTCTAATGCCCTTGTCTTTTCATATAAATCTAATTCATCTTGAAACTTAGCATCACCAAGTGCCTTGCTTAATTCATAGTCAGCAATTAATAATGCTTCTTGTTCAGTTCTTGTCTTAGCTGCCCTATCTAATATTGCTATATTTAGGCTATCATCTAATGCTAATATCTGATTATTTATTTCAGCTTTCTTTTCAGCAAAAGCTATTTCAGCATCAGCCCTTGCTTGTGTACCTACCTTAGCATTATCTATATTCTGCTGAAGTCTTGTTAATTCTAATTCTGCTTCTTCTGCAGCAATTTGCTTCTTAATTTCAAGTTTTAATATTTCATCCTTAATTAATTCAGCATTTGCCTTTTGTTCATCTAATGTTATCTTATTAGCACTTGCTGCAATAGATGCATCTATAGCTAACTTTTCCTTTGCTAACCCTGTCTGATTAACTAAGTATTCTGACCTTAACCCTGCAACCTGTGCTTCAATCCCTGCCTGTTCATTAATAGCTTCTTTCAATGCTACCTGTAAGTCAATGCTTGTTTTATTTTGTGATAATTCAGCAGCAGCAGCAGCTACTTTTGTAGCAGCAAGTTTCTTCATTGCCTTTTCTTGTTCATCTAAAACAAGCCCTAAACTTTCATTTGCTGCTATCCTATCATCAATACTTTTAAATTCATCATCCCTAACCTGTCTTAATGTTTCAGCCTGTCTGTCATATTTTTCAACTAACCCTGCTAATTCAGCAGCAGCTAACTTTGCATTATTCTGAAGGGCTATAGTAGCTTTTGATTGCTCATATATTGCACCTACATTTATTTTAGATGCCTTATCAACTACACCACTAACTACATCAATAACAGAAGATGCTGCAGCACTAAAATTATTATATATCTTCTTACCTGCTTCTGCTGCATTATCTGCAGTTTCACCTAAAAACTTCTTTGTGTCACCAATGTTCTTTGTAAGTTCTTTAATCTTGTCAGCATCCTTACCACCTAAAAAAGAATCTTCCCATGCTAATTGTGCTTCTTGTATAAATAACTTAATACCACCAAAAGCAAACTTTAATGGTGTAATTGCTAATGTAAGTAACCCTGTCATTACTTTACCAAGTGCATCAAACCCATTAGTATTTTTACCTACTGCTGCAGTTACATCAATAAATATGTCCACTAACTTATTAACTATTGTAGCAATAGTATTGAATACTGCTGCTACTGAATCTGCTACCTTCTGATTCTTAGATAATGTTTCTTTAAAGAAATTGAATGCACCTGCAATAACAGATATAATACCCAATGACTTAATAGTATTACCTAATGAAGAAAATGCACCCTGCCCTTCTTTAGCAGACTTAGCAGTTTCTTTAGTCTTATTATTAAGTTTGTCAACATTTTCTGTACCTGCTGCAGTATCAATTGTTATCTGCAAATTTAATTTTTCTTCTGCCATTAGTATTCAGTTTCAATTACTTTTAATAAACTTATTTTTGTAGTGTTGTATTCCATTGGGTTAAACCCATCAACTTTATTTAATCTGAATAGTACACCATCAATCCAAATGTATTTGCTAAAGTCTAAATTCAATATATCTATAGTGCTTAGCAAAGCTGAACATGTCAGCAACTTGCTATTCTTGTCTGTAATTTCAGCTATGTATTCAGAATGATACGCATTGAATACATTAGTAGTTGGATATGTGCCAACTGATATAAACAATTCTTTAGGTGCACCAAAGTTCAAATCATTGGTAGGGCTATTAGGGTCATCTAAATGCCCTGCATAACCATATGATGTATAAGTTGCTAATGTTGTAGCACCATTTTTAATTGTCCATGAACCTACACTTGTAATCTTTTTAACCTGCATGATTCTAATAACACTATCTATAGTATCTTCTGTAGTATTATTATTAGATTTCTTATATATAGCAGCATATTTTTTATCTGTGCCTGTAGCCTGATACAATACAGATGGTGCAAATATTACTTCAACACTTTCTGTATTCTTACTGAAATCATAAGAAGTATCATATACCCTATCACCATAGCTTTCATTATACTTCTTTCTGTAGTTTTCATTATAAAAATCGTTATCCTCTTTAAACTTGTAATGGTAATACCTTGCATTTAATTCACTCATTGGTTTAATGCTTAATGGCTTAGACCTATCTATTTTATTAGACCAATCTAAAGCATTGTCAGAAACATTTGGGTAAAAATCAATGTAAGGTCTTATATGTATTTTCTTGTCATCATATACATCATCAAAAATATATAAATTAAACATCTTTGCAATGCTCAATATAAAATCCCTTTGAAATATACCTTTTGGTAATGTGCTATTTACTGCAATTGCTTCACCATAATTAATAGGTGTAATTTCTGAAGCACCTGAAGTTAATACAATATCTGCACTATAAATATCAAGTCTTGTAGTAATAAATTGGTTACCACCAATTCTTACAAATTGTACTTGTAAAGTATCATTATTATTAAATGTTATATTTTCTAATTGAAACCCTACATTAAAATAATTACCTGAACTTCCTGTGCCTACTGAATATGTAAATATTTCTGTATTATTTTTTAATACTTTAACCCTTCCTTCATAATTTGCTGTGTAATATCTGCCTAATACATTACCACTTAATGTACCTGTTTTAGGTGTAGCACTTGTATATGTAAAAATTGTATTAGTACCATTAGCAGTAAAATTACCTAATAATGTTTTAATATCATATTCAATTGGTACTATGTAATTACTTGTATCATATATTTGTTGATATGCAGAAACATTTAAACCTGATGTACTATATCCTGATAATGTCTTTTGATTATTAGGTATAATTAATCTTTTAAAAAAATCAGTATTAAAAAAATCAGATTCATAAGTATAATCTGTAGCTGCAAATATTTTATCTATATATTCTTTAACATAGAATGAAGGTCTAAGTGCACTATATTGAAAATCTACTTTAGCAGTTCCATATAATCCTGTACTTACATTTCCATAATCAATCAATGGATAATAATACCCTGACCCCCTTGCAGCATCCCAACTATTTGAAATATTAGTAGTAGTATAAGAATGGTTATATGCACTAAAATCTAAATCATCTGCAATATTATCATTACCTGTTAATCTTTTATTTCCTAATGCAGTTATAAAACCACCCAATTCACCAAATACCGAACATTGATATTCAATAGTATCATGCTGACTTACTATTTCTAATATCCTTAATGACCCTTTAAATATCTGTACCTTGTCAATGAATATCTTACATTGTGCTGACTTAGATACATTAAAGTTATAGTTAACATTTGGAAATGTATCATCAGTAAAGTTTGCATTACCCAAATCAAATACAAAGCCAAATATTTGGTTATTCTTTGCAGTACCTGATAAAGATATTGTTTTGCTAAATGATGTATTCTTTGCACCAAAATCTGCTATGTCATCAATGGTATAAGTGAATTCTGTACTTATATCCTGTAACAGGTCTAATTTATAATCTTCAATATATATTTCAGTACTTATCATTATCTAAATTGGCTTGTTAAATATTTACCTACTTCAATGTCAATTTCAAAATTAAATATCTTATCAGCACTATTAACCTTATATTCATAAGTATTGCTGCTTATAGTTACAGGGAAATATGCACCCTGTACTTCTACATAAGTGATTGTACTTGCTACTAATTGTGCCAACCATTCATAATCTTGTTGACTTACCCAATCAGATATAAGATGAAACTTATCTTTATGCTGAATAGCATAGTTCAAAGTAGTTTCATTGTATTTATTATATGAATCTATGTTAGTCATTGTATTGCCACTTAGCTGCCAATCGTTTCTTCTGTACGAAGCCCTTTGTAGTTCTGTTGACCTTCTATTAACTAAAGCAAACTTCATAGTATCCCAACCACCTAATCTGTTTAAAAAGTGCAGGTTATATTGTTTGAATTTAGGGTAACACTTCTGAACAAACTTTAACTTTCTTGATATTGCTACACCCCTTTTAAGATATACATGATACCCATAAGCTGCAGCAGTAATTAAAGTCCTACCTGCCCATGTATTAATATG